CGACGCGGCGGTGGGCCCGGCCGAGGAGCGCGCCGTTAGAAAGCTGGCGATCGGGCTCGACTTGCCGCCCGAGCTGCTGCTTGGCCTCGGCGACTCCAACCATTGGTCCGCATGGCAGATCGAGGAGAGCGGCGTGAATGTGCATGTCACGCCGCTGTTGACCCTGCTCTGTGAGGCGATCACCTCTCAGGTCTACCGGCACGCGATCGCCGACCTTGTCAGCGACCCCGACGAGTACGCGATCTTCGGCGACACGTCCGAGCTGACCCGTCGGCAAGGGCGGGGCGAAGCGCTCGAGCTCCACGACCGCGGGCTGCTGTCCGATGCCGCGTTGCTGCGCGAGTACGGCTATGACCTCGACGACCTGCCCGACCGCGAGGAGGGGGCCCGCATCCTGGCGCGGCGCCTGGCCGTGGCTCACCCGGCGCTCGCTCCGATGCTGCTCCCCCGCCTCGGTATCGACGTCCCCGCCGGGACCGCACCCGCCGAGGTGGTCGTGCGAGAGCGCGCCACCGTCGAGGCCGTCGAGGCGCCGCCCCAGGAGGACCGCCGGGAGCTGCCCGCCTCCGACGCCGGGGCCACGCTCCCGGCCACGCCGGCGACGACGGCGGCCGCCGGCGTGGTGCTCCCCCGCGAGGACGCCGGAGACGCGCGGCGGTGGCTGCTGGCCACTCTGGAGATGGCCACCGTGCAGGCGCTCGAGCGCGCCGGGCGCCGTCTCGTGCGGTCCCAGCCCCGATCGCAGCGTGGCCAGTACAGCCAGATCCCGCCCGCCGAGGTACACCGGCACCTAGCGGTACAGCGTGACGATCTCGACCACATCCTTGCCGGCGCCTATCCGGACGTGCCGGCGCTGGCGGCTACGCCGTGCGTGCGTCAGCTCGTCGACGACTATGTGCGCGCCCTGCTCCTCGGCGGCCGCCCGCACCAGCGGCGCTACCTCGAGGCGGCCCTAGCCCAATCGGAGTGCGCAGACATCGCCTGAGTTCGGCCTTACCTACAGACACGAGGAGACCCAATGGCTACCGTTGCCGTCGACTTCGACGGCGTGATCCACGCCTACCGGCACGGCTGGCAGGACGGGACGATCTACGACGAGCCGGTCCCCGGCGCGCTAGACGCGATCAGCGCCCTCATGGCGCGCGGCGTCGCCGTCTTCGTCCACACCACCCGCGACGCCGAGACGGTCGCCGCGTGGCTCGCCGAACGCGGTGTGCCGGCTGTTCACGGACTTGATGAGTCCGTGGTGTTCTGGGATGACCCCGCTCGGGTGCTGGTTACACCGCGCAAGCTCCCCGCTGTCGCCTACATCGACGACAGAGCAATCCGATTCGTGGATTGGCCGCAGGCTCTCGGAGAGCTGGCCGAACGAGAGGGGATCGCCCTACCCGATAGTGCTGGTCCCGTGTAGATGGCTGACCTTCCCGAGTGGGCGAGCAGGCCGGACCCGTGGCTGACGCGGCGCATGCACCACGCGGCGCGAATCGCGCGCGTCGAGGCGGAGGTGACGCCGGCGGTCGTCGAGGCCATGGCCGAGTACCTGCGCGCGGTCCGAGCGGCGGTGCTGCCCGAGGTCGAGCGCGCCGGCGGGGGTGGGGCGCGGGTGGCTTCCGGCGGGGTGGTGCCGGACCTGGCGGGGGTGTGGCCTGACGGCGGGGTGTGGGTCGATCTGGTCGACGCGCTGATCCTGCCGCGGCTGCTGGCCGCGTGGGGTGAAGCGTTCTTTCGTACGGCCCGGGACGCGATCTTAAGCGTGGAGCGGTTCCGCGAGGCGTACATGAGCGAAATTCACGATCGGCTCTCGCCCCGGAAATGGCCGCAGGTCGGGGTATTCGAGGAGGTCAGGTACGAGCTGCTCGAGGCGCAGCAGAACGGCGAGGATCTCGAGCAGATGGTTGCGCGGCTCGGCGAGGTCCTCGACATCTCCGCCCCCTCCCGTGCGCTGCGCGCCCGCGCGGCCGAGCTCCGCAAGATCCGCGATGATCCCGAGCGGCCGGCGTGGGAGCGGGCCCGGGCCCGGGCCGAGCTGCGCGGCATCTATGACCAGCTCCCCGACGCTGACCGGATGTGGCAGCCGGACGCGCGGCGTATCGCCCGTACCGAGACCATGGGCGCTCTCAACGGCGGCGCCTACGCCGGGGCGGTCGCGTGGTCGGAGGCGAGCGGGGAGCCGATGTGGCGGCAGTGGCTCGCCACACCCGAGCCGGACACGCGTATCCGCCGGTCGCATCGCCGCGCCGACGGGCAGATCCGCCCCGAGCTCGAGCCCTTCGACGTGGGCGACGCGCAACTCACGTTCCCGGGGACACCGATGGGGCCCGCGCACGAGGTAATCAACTGCCGCTGCACCGCCCTGTACCTCGACGAGGACGAGGCCGGCGAGCAGTTCCCCGAGCAGATCGAGCGGGCCGAGCAGGATCTCAAGGCGGCGCGGGAGGCCCGCGACGACAAGGCGGTAGAGGACGCGCTACGCCGCCTGGCCGACCTGGAGGACCAGTACGCCCGCTTCCAAGCCTCCCAAGCGCAACGCCGCCCCGCGGACGCTCCCGCCAGCGAGGAAGGCGGGGCGCCGGAGGATCTGACGGGCCTGACTGACGACGACCTCGCCGCGCTGTACTCCCGCGCCCTCAACGGCGGCGATGACGAGCTCGCGCGCCGCGCCATCGAGGAGATGGAGCGGCGCGACGCCGCCGACCACGCCCCGCCCGCCGACACCCCCGCCGAGGCGCCGGCCGAGCCGGAGGACGGGTGGGGCGCGTGGGACGCCATCGAGGAGACCGACGAGGACCGCCGCATATCCGACCTGATCGCGCAGGGGTGGGAGTACCGCGACGCGTACGCCGAGGTGCACGGGCTCGACCCCGACGCGCTCGACCGAGAGGAACGCCGCGCCGCGGTCAACGCGCAGCGGCGCGAGGGCGAGTCCCTCGACCAGGTCGCGCGGCGCCTCTACGACGAATGGGTGTACGTGCAGTACCTCGAAGCCGAAGCAGCGACCCGCGGCGTGCTGCTCAACCGCGCCGGCGTCGCCGCCGGCATCGACCCCATCACCCTCTTCTCCGGCCCGGAGTCGAGGGCGAAAAAGTACGCCTCCGAGGAGTTACGCCGCTGGTGGTCGGATCACCCGCGGGTGCCGTACCTTGACTTCAGGGCCGATCTTCTCGGCCGCGACAGCGACCGCCGCGCCGCACGACGGCGCCGGGAATCAAGCCGGGGACTGGAGCTGTGACCCTCACCGAGCAGGAGCGACGCGACGCGCTAGTGGCCGGGCGATTTGCTGGCTCGCGCGGCCTGCCAGTGGCCGAGGCAAACCCCTACGTGGGCGATGACCCCCGGTCGCGGGCGTTGCGGCTGCTGTGGGTCCGCGCCTACCTGCGCGCCGCCCCCCACTCGGGGGTCGTGGACTACACCGCCTGACCGCTCGCGCGGTTGCCTGCGGGCATGGGGGTCTCTCCTCGGCATGGCCGGGCGCCGTTGCCGCTTCGTGACGCCACGCCCGGCGCGTGGTCTCCGCATATCCGCCTTGCAATGATCCATGATGGAATCGCCCGATCCGGGGGGACACGGGCGATCCGGGACCGTGGGGGGACACGTGACGGCACCCGCCGACCTCATGCAACAGGCGCCCGTGCGCCCGCTCGTGGCTGACATGGGGCCGCTCGCGCCGCCGGCCGACTGGTACGCCGACCCGGGGCTGTCGGGCCCCACCCCGATCACCGTCACTGACGACGGCCGCGTGTACGGGCATCTGGCGCTGTGGGAGACGTGTCACGTGTCCTACCCAGGACGGTGCACGCCACCGCCGCGCGCCCCGCAGGGCGACTACTCGTATTTCCACGTCAACGCCGTCCGCACTGCCGAGGGCGAGGTGTTGCCGACGGGGGTCATCACCCTGGCGGGCGACCACGCCGACACCAGCGCCGGCGCGGTCGCGGCCATGGCGCACTACGCCGACACCACGCGCGCCGTGGCCACCGTCCGCGCCGGCGAGGACGAGCACGGGATATGGGTCTCTGGATCTCTGCTCCCCGCCGTCGGAGAGCACGAGGTCGCCGAGCTGCTCCGGGCGCCGCTGTCGGGCGACTGGCGCGTCATCGCCGGCAAACACCGGCTGATCGCGGCGCACGGCGTCAACACCCCCGGATTCCCGATCCCGCGGGAGCCGGTTGCGGCGAGCGGCGCCGCGCTGATCGCGGCCGGGCGCATGTGCGACTCGTGCCACACCCGCCCGCACCTGGTGCACGAGGTGCGGGCGGCTGAGGGGGTCGACCCGGAGGCGATCGCCGCGGCGGTCACCCGGCGGCTCCGGGCCGAGCTCGGCGACGACCGGCTACGGCGCGAGGTCGGCGCGGACGCCGCGGCTGACCTGACGGCCCGCGCGGAAGCCGCGGCCGCGGCCGTGCGGCGCGCCCGGGCGCTGCGGGCCGCCGCGTCCCTCGGCCGCCCCGCCCCGCCCGCTGCCCCACCGCCCGAGGAGCCTCCGGCGGTCACGGCGGCCGCGCCCGACGTCGCAGGCGCGGCGATGGTTGCGGTGATGATCCCGGCGGAGGTGGCCGAGCAGATCCCCGTACCCGACGGCGGGCTGCCGCGCGGTGACCTGCATGTCACGTTGGCCTACCTCGGCAAGGACGTCCCAGACGACATCCTCGCTACCGCCGAGGGCGCCGTACGGCGCGCCGCGTCCACGATCGCGCGGCTGAGCGGCCTGCTCGGCGGTATCGCCGCGTTCCCGCCCGGCGAGGACGGCCGGCCGGTGTGGGTGCCGGTCGACGTGCCCGGCCTTGAGATGCTGCAGGCCGCCGTCACGGCCGAGCTCGCCGCCGCCGGCGTCAGCTACGCCATCGACCACGGGTGGACGCCGCACGTCACCCTCACCTACGCCGACCCTGACGCGCCGCTGCCGCCCCCGGTCGACCCGATCCCGGTGGAGCTCGACGCCGTCACGCTCGCGGTCGGCGACCAGCGGACTCACATGCCGCTCGGTGTCGACGCCCCGCCCGCCGAGCTCGACGAGCCCGAGGAGCTCGACGACGTCGAGGCCGCCTGACCAGACCACGGAGGATCAATGAGGCCCAAGCTCAAGTGGCATATCCCCCGGGTCTACCGCTATCGCGTGGCTGCGGACGTGGCCGGGTTCTACACCATGCCGAACGTCGTCGCCGGCGCGTGGATCGGCTACGCCGTGATCATCCGTAATCACGCGTACTGCCTGAAATGGGCATGGGCGGCCTGACCCCTACTCACGAGGAGGAACACGATGGGTTGCAACTGCGGCAGCCGTACCACCACCAGCAGCTCTACGGTCACGGCCAGCGCGCCGACGCGGTGGCAGTACACGAGCCCCGATGGCCGGACGGTGATCACCTACCCGACCCAGGCCGAGGCGCAGGCCGCGGCCGACGCGACCGGGGGCACCGTCACGCAGGTCTGACCCCGGCACACACCTACACCTGATCCCGTGCCCGGGGGCGCGGGCCCGACTTTGGGGGGAACCGCATGACATCTCTGCATGCCGTGGCCACGCCGCGGCCCCGGATGCGGCTCACGGCCGAGCCGCCCATCCTGCTCGCGCTGATCAGCTCGGCCGTGCAACTCGCCGCCGTCACGTGGCTGCCCATGTCCGACACGGTCGTGTCGCTGATCAACGCGGCCGTGATCGCGCTGGCCGGCGTAGTAACAGCGTGGGCGACCCGCACCACCGACAACGGGTCGCGGGTCCTGGCCGCGATCGTCGGCGCGGCCGAGGCGCTCGTTGCCCTGGCGCTGGCGCTCGGCTGGGACTGGACGCCCGAGCAGATCACACCCCTGATGAGCCTGATCCAGCTCGCGGCCGCCGCGTGGCTGCGCGGCATCCTCTCGCCGCAGCCCGCCCGCCCCTGATCCCGCGCCCGGACGGGCCCCGACGCCCCTTGATCCCCGGGACCCGTCCGGGCGCGGCACGCCCCGTAATCACCCGTTGTGCGGGGGTCGTGGGGCTATGCTGATCACCATTGCGGGCGGTATCGGCTGGTCGACGGTGTCAGGGCCTCCCAGCCCCGCCGGTCCCGCGCGACGGTTTGCCCTTGCTGGTGTCAGGGCCGGGGGCGCGATCTTGTTTCGTGCTCTCGGAGGGGCACCCCATGTCTGAACTTCTCAAGCGACTCCTCGCCGCACACAGCACCGAGGACCAGGCGGCGCGCGCCGAGCAGGTGGCCGCGATCCTGGCCGAGGCCGGCGACCTGGCAGACCTGCAGTCGGCGATCATCTCCCGATTCGACGAGGTCCGCAGCGGCGAGCAGCTCGACGACGCGGCCGTGACCGAGCTCGAGCAGCTCGCCGCGCTCGCCTCGACCGTCACCGACCACCAGGCCGCCACCGCGCAGGCCACCGCCGACGCCGCCGCGCGCGTCGAGGCAGCCGCCGCCCTCTTGGACGCCGCGCGGCCGCCGGCCGAGCCCGAGGCCCCCGCCGCCACCAGTCCCGGTACGGGCGGCGACCCCGCCGAGGCCGCGCCGACGCCGGAGACGGCCGCCCCGGAGACACAGGCCCCGGCCGAGACCGCGCCGGAACCCGTCATGGCCTCCGGCTCCGGCGCCGCGCCGGTCCCGGGGCGGCGGGCCGCCGCGCCGGCCGTGCGGCTGTCGTCGATCCCGTCGTCCACGCTGCCCGCCCGGACGGCCGAGCAGGACCGCGCCGACCGCGTCGCGTACACGATCACCGCGGCCGCCGAGATCCCCGGGGTGCCCGCCGGCGCGACCATGACGTGGGATCAGATGTGCCGGGCGATGGCTGACCGCATGTCGGCGATCGCGGGCCGCTCCACGCAGCCCGCGCACGTGTCCATCGCCCGGGTGCAGCGGCAGGCGCCCGAGCCCCTGACGTACCGGTCCGACAACGACTGGGACATGTGGGACAAGATCACGAACGAGAAGGAACTCGCGGGCGGGACGCTGGTCGCGGCCGGCGGCTGGTGCGCCCCCTCGGAGACGCTCTACGACATGTGCCCGACCGCCGGCACCGACGGCATGGTCGACCTGCCCACCGTCACCACCTCGCGCGGCGGCGTGAGGTACGCGGACGCGCCGCAGTTCGCCGCCGTCTACTCCTCGACGGGGCTCGGCTTCCACCAGACCGAGGCCCAGGCCCAGACCGGGACCACGAAGCCCTGTTACACGATCGCGTGCCCCACCCTCACGGAGGTGCGGCTTGACGTCGACGGGCTGTGCATCCGCACGCCGATCCTGACCGAGCGCGGATGGCCGGAGATGGTGTCCGCGTTCATGGACAGCGCCCTTGCCGCGCACGCGCACAAGCTGAATGCGTGGGTGCTGGCCAAGATGGCGGCCGAGTCGACCCACGTCACGATCCCGGCGCCGACCGGGACGGCCCCGGTGGTCGACCCGCACGGGCCCGGCGCGATCGGTACGGTGCTCTCGGCCGTCGAGCTGCAGGTGACCTACATCCGGTACCGGCACCGGCTGCCGGACTCGACCACGATCGAGCTCGTCGCGCCGCGGTGGCTGCGCGGCATCCTGCGCGCCGACCTGGCCAAGAAGCCCGGCTACAACGCGATCAACACCACGGACGCGGTGCTGGATGAGTACCTGCGGGGGCGCGGGGTGGCGCCCCAGTGGGTGTACGACTGGCAGGACGCGATCACCGGCACGCCGACCGAGTTCGGCGGGGCGACGCCGCCGACGGCGTGGCCGGGGACCGCTGACGTCCTGATCTACCCGGCCGGCACCTTCACGCGCCTGCAGCAGGACGTGATCCGGCTGGACGGCGTCTACGATCACGCGAGCTTGACGGAGAACATGGTCACGTCGCTATTCACGGAGGAGGGCGTTGCGGTCATGCGGCGCTGCTTCCAGGCGTACCGCGTCACCATCCCGGTCTGTCCGAACGGCGCGGTCGGCGCCGGCGTGGCCGTGGCCTGCGCCACCCCGTAACTCCTGACCCGCCCCACCCCCCGCGCCGCGGGGGGTGGGTTCGGCCGGGAAACATTTCCCGGCCGGACCTACTACCCCCGGCGCGCGCGACGGGTGGGGCCCGGCCCCAGGAGAGGGGGTGTGACCTGTGACAACACCAATCGTGCCGCGCGTGGCGGTCGACAACCCGCCGCTCACGCAATTGCCGTACGGGCTGTTTTCGGCCGCGTCGGTTGAGGCGGCGGCGCCCGGCCGGTGGCTGCTCGGCGTGGAGTACGACACCGACGGGTGCACGCAGGCCGGGGTGATCGGCGGATGGTGCCCGGAGGACCCGGGCGACCACACCATGACCGTCCCGCCCGGCGTCACCTACCCGACCGCCGACGGATTCGTGGTCTATGCGGGCGTGGCGTGCAAGCTGCCCGGCATGGTCGAGGACGCCGGCACCCGCGCCGCTGACCGGCTCACGCTCGGCGAGCAGACCGCCGTCGAGCGGCACGTGTGGACCACCCAGCTCGCCGTACCGGCCGCGGTGCTGGCGACCGGCTCGGAGACGGCCGTGGGTCTGGTCGACGCGGTCGCCGCGCTTGAGCGCGATCTCGGCGAGATGTTCGGCGCGGTCGGCACGCTGCATGTGCCGCGGTGGCTCGTGCCGCACCTGGCGGCCGCCGACCAGATCGTGAGGGACGACCGCGCCGGGCGATTGACCACCGTGCTCGGGACTCCCATCGCGGCCGGCGCAGGCTACCCCGGCACGTCCCCGAGCGGGACGGCGCCCGGGGCCGGGGCCGCGTGGATGTACGCGACGGGGCCCGTGGTCGTACGGCGCGGGCCCGTCGTCACCCCGGCGACCGAGCGGACCGGCGCATTCGACCCGAGCAACAACGAGGTGACCGTGCGGGCGCAGCGCGACTACGTCGTGACGACTGACTGCGTGCTGCTCGCCGTGCAGACCACCACAGGGGGGACACCATGATCCGGATCATCCCGGCGGCGCCCGAGCTCGTCGGGGACGTGGCGCGGCAGCTACTCGAGCGCGTCGACGACCCGGCGCAGGTCGGTGTGCGCACCGACGGCCGGTGGGCCAGCTTCGCGATCCCGGAGGGGGTCGACGTCGAGGGAGTCGAGGGGGTCGGGCATGTCGCGGACGAGTCGGGCCCGTGGGCGTGGCCGGACCTCGACGCTCCCCGCCGCCGCGGCGACGCGCAGGACAGACACCAGGCGGGCCCGGCGCAGGACCAGGCCGCGCCCGAGAACGCGGCGCAGAGCCGTCAGAAGAAGAGGGGGGGACGGTAGCCGTGCCTGCGATCGCGCCTACCTATCTGCGGGGGCGGCGTATCCGCGTCACCCGTACCGACGCTTGCGGCTACCCCGTGTGGGGGCCGTGCGGCATGGTCGTGTCCAAGGGGTACGTCTCGGCGACGATCTCGCCGGAGGTGGAGGAGGGGGAGGAGACCACCGAACGTGATGCGGGCGGTGAGCTGCTGCTGTCCGAGCAGGGCGACGACGAGATCAAGTGGTGGACGCTCGAAATCGTGTTCGGGCGCGTTGATCCCGATCTGGTGACGCTCATGATGCCGTCGTGGCAGCCCATCCGCGACGAGAACGGGATCACCATCGGGTTCAGCGGCGGCGGCCGCCTGGCCGTCGACGGCGGGTTCGCCGTCGAGCTGTGGATGGATGCCAAGGTCGAGGGCGAGGACGCGTGCGCCGGCGGCGGCTCCGGCCAGTGGGGGTACTTCCTCCTGCCGTCCATGCGCGGCACCGCGCCCGGCGAGATCACGATAGAGAACGGGCTCGTCTCGTTCACGCTGAACGGGCGCACCCGCAAGGGGTCGCGGTGGGGGCGCGGGCCGTACCGGGTGGTCAACGTCGACGGCGTGCCCGACCGGCTCCCCGAGGGGTGGCTACGCCCCTCCGACGATTTCTTGCTCGTCACGACGGGGGTCCGGCCGCCGGCGGTCGAGGCGGGCTGTCAGGAGCTCGTACGACCCACCCCCGAGCCCGCCGACCTCTACGTGTCCGGGGTCGCGGGGCAGACGCCGCGCAACACGGTCCGGGTGCGAGTGGACAACCACGGGTTCGGGCCGGTCACGCTGGACTGGGGAGACGCCGCCGCGGATGTGGTCGTGGCCGATGGGACGACCGTCGAGCACACCTATTCCGGGACGGGCCCGCAGACCATCACCGCCACCGACGTGGCCACCCCGACCGTGCAGGCCACGCGGGCGATCACGATCCCGCTCCCCCCGGACGAGCCGTCTCTCGCGCTCGAGGCCGCCCCCAACACCAGCGGGTTCGGCATCGTGGCGGAGTGGGACAACCACGGCAACGGGCCCGTGCTCGTGGACTGGGGCGACGCCTCCCCCGAGACCGCCGGCGCCTCGACCGGCACGGCCACGCACACCTACACCAACCCGGGCGTCTACACGGTGACCGTGCGGGACGCGCACCGGCCGTACCGGGCGCGCCGTGAGGCGGCCGTGCCCATCCCCGGGGCGCCCACGATCACCGTCGCGGAGGACCCCGGCGACGCGAGCGGTAACACGGCGCGGCTCACGGTCGACAACCACGGCCGGGGCCTGACCGCCGTGTCGTGGGGCGACACCACCACGAGCGCGGGGCCGGCCACCGACGGCGGCACCGTGAGCCACGCCTACACCACGCCCGGCACGTACACGATCCGGGTGTGGAGCGTGGCTAACCCGCTGTCCGCGGCGGAAGACGAGATCACCATCCCGTTCCCGTAACCCCCGGCGGCCCCGGGGGTTACGGGTGTGTCCCTCGCGGCACGCCCGTCGGCCCCGGGGCCGCTGGCGCGAAACCTACACCAGCAGAGACACCGAGGGGAGGGGTGTGGTGGACGGGCTCGAGCGGTGGCCGATTGATCCCGTGTGGTGCCCGGGGTGGCCGGCGGACCCCGCCGACTACACCGCCGCGCAGGCGGCCGCGGCCGACGTCGCAACCGAGCTGCTGTGGCGGCTGACCGCCGGCCGGTACGGGCTGCGCACCGACACCGTGCGGCCGTGCCGGCGCGGCTGCCTCGACGGCGGCGCCGTAGCCGATGGCGGATGGATGAGGCCCGTCCTGCTCGGCGCGCGGTGGGTGAACATGGGCGGCTGCACATGCATCGGCACGTGCGGGTGCGGGCCGGTGTGCGAGGTGGAGCTACCCGGCCCCGTGTACTCGATCACCACCGTCCGCGTCGACGGGGCGGTGGTCGACCCGGCCGACTACACCGTGCAAGACGGCCGTTGGCTGATCCGGCGCGAGGGCCCGTGCTGGCCGCTGTGCCAGGACATCGCCCGCCCGGACACTGAGCCGGGCACGTGGAGTGTCACCTACCGGCGCGGACGGCCCGTCCCCCCGGCCGGGGTGCGGGCGGTGTCGACGCTGGCGTGCGAGCTGCACAAGGCGACCGGCGCCGCCGGCGGGCAGCGCTGCCGCCTCCCCTCCCGCGTCCAGGAGATCGTGCGGGACGGCATCACCATGACTCTGATCGACCCGATGGAGTGGCTC